ATGTTTTGCGAAGAAAAAGTAGCTCAAATGGCTGCATACCTACTTCTTAAGAGAGGTGGGCGCATGGCATATCTGAAATTGATGAAGCTGCTCTATCTGTCTAACCGCCAGTCGATTTTGAAGCATGGCAGGATGATCGGCGAAGATAGCCTTTACTCTATGAAATTTGGACCAGTCATGTCGAATACGCTGAACTTGATTCGCGGTAAGGCTGAAGGCATTGGTGACTACTGGTACAACTTGATAGAGACGAACGGGCATAATGTATCGTTGCGTTCAGATCCGAGGGAAATGGATGCAGACGAGGTCTTTGATGAATTGAGTCGTGCAGATATCCGGATTTTAGATGAAATCTATTCTCGGTATGGGCATATGAACCGATTTGATCTCGCAAATATGACGCATTTAGAAAGCGTTTGTCCAGAGTGGCACGATCCTGGCAATTCTCGTAAGCCTATAGACCTGAAAGAAATGCTGATCAGTGAGGGTAAAAGCGAGGATGAGGCTAATCGCATAATTGGCAAAATGGAAGAATCTCAGAAACTTAAGGAATTTTCTTTGCAATTATCATGACGGATTATCAGCCATACAGGAAAGGAACTGTGCTTGCACCAACTGGACCATGCAATCATCTTCATGTGATTTGTAATGATCCTGTTTATTACCCCGTTAACGATTGTTATTGTGTTTTAGTTGTTAATATTTCTAGTATCAAGGATGGTGTCCCCCACGATCCGTCTTGCGTCTTGAATTCTGGTGATCATCGCTTTATCAAGCATCCAAGTTATGTTGTTTACGCTGAAGCTATAATTTGGCGAGTGGATAACATGGTTAGAAAGCAGCGATCGGGTGAGATTTCTGTTCATGATGATATGCCAGAAGCTACATTCAATAGAATTCTGGACGGTTTTGATATCTCTGATGAAGTTACGCCAAAGAACCTTAAATTTAAAAATAAATATTGCGTATCATCTATTGATGATGAGTAAACAACAGGAATTGTTTCGGTATAACTTCTGGAGTTTTCTATGGAAGATCAAAAAGCAACCAAGCCACAGGTTAAGTTCGACACAATGAAAGCATTCGTAGGTATGGGTGCTGCTGTTGAAGTTCTGATGAAGGCTGCTCCTAATGCGTTCACTCACGCTACTGTCTCTGGTAAAGAGCAGCAGGGTAAGCTTCGTCGTCTCAAAGCAGCATGATCATAGCTGGTGCTTTTTGAAAACCCGCCTTCAGGCGAGTTTTTTCTTTAGTGATTTTCTTTGCCCTTCTGTTTGACTGTTCTGACCTGTTCCCACTCGATACGTCCTTCTTCTCGCCTTTTGTCTATGTATTCCGCAAGATCCTGAATATTGATGCAACGTTTTGCTTTTTGTGATGTGCCGATGCGATATGTTGGAACGGGCAACTTACAAGCGTTTGCTTTTGCTTCTGCCGTGGCTGGACTCATACCAAAGTACTTTTGGCTAACTGCTGAGAGTTCAATGTTTGGGGTATTGAATTCAGCCATCAGTAAAAACAAGGTGTTCATAATTTTCTCCATCAAAACCGGCTGCACCCGGGAAAATCATAATTCTGTGCTGGTGGCAGGAATTAATTTCTGCCAGATAGCGGAAACATATTTTGCCTGATGACGGGCATCAGCCAGGGCGTTGTGCCGTTCGCCATCGAAAGGCATGTCCATTTTGGGGTCGAATCCGATGGAACGCCCAAGCGTAACGATCGTGCGTACATCGTGGTCATTCCAGTATGCCCACGGGCAGATTTGTCCTGCTCGCTCATAAGCTCCACGTAAAATTACGTTGTCGAAGGTGGCTCCGTTACCCCAGACTTTTAAATATTTCGTATTGTCTGCGTGCCGGTTAATGAAATGATTTAGTTCTGAGAGAGCATCGCTGATCGACAAAGTATCATCAATACAGATTGCAGCTCGTGCTTCAGGGCTTTGTTTCAACCACCACAGGATGGTATCGCCGTCAGGTGTAGCTCCTTGCTCCATAGCACTTTCCAGGCTAACAACCGTATAGAATTCTTGTCCGATGTCTCCGGTTTCTGGAGTGAAGAACACCGCGCCAATGGAAACGATCGGTGCATCCTTATTTTTCCCCATCGTCTCAAGGTCGATCATTAAGTTGTTCATCACTTCACCTCCAGCGGCGGTTCCGGTAGCGGCATCCAGTGAGTTGCTTGCTCAATACCATTACCCGGCTTAATCGTTGCATCTCCGCGCCGAAAGGTGCTTCCGGTATAGCGTGCGGAGCATATTAGCGGTTCAACCTGAGAGCTATCGAAATTCACCGAAATAAGCACGTTCTGGCCCTTTTCAGGCATTCGATCACTACAGCTTATCCAACTATCCGGAGTTCCCGGAGAGTTGCCATTTACATCGAAGTTTGGCTCTGCGTCCTGAACTAGGAGGATGTAACCATTTTTGGCTGTATCAAGTTCTAACGCCTCGGTGACGGTACCGAAATAGCGATTACCTAAATCAGCATCACAAGTGCTTACATCAATGGAAACTTCCATGCCTTCGATTAATTCTGGCAAGTTGTAAGTTTGGCTTACAGGCTCTGCTTCCAGCGATACCAGTGCAATTCGTGCCAGTTCTTCCGCTTCTTCTGCTGGCAGTACAACGTTGCTGCCAGGTCCGTATGTTTCGCGCCACTGCTGGATTGTCAGCAGGCGTTCTTTGGTAATAGTGGTCATAGCTATTTCACCTTAATCTCAACATTTCGCAGCTTTAGCTCTACTGGCAGGTCTGACTTTCCTGTTAATGCTAATGCGAGATTTTCTGGAGTAATGAGAGCAGTTATTGTTTTCCCCCTCGCCAGACGAATAATCATTCGTATTTCGCGATCGTCACATGCTCCCGGTCGAACAATTGATATTTGTCCGTTCATCTCACTCTCCTTTGATGCGAATGCCAGCGGCGCGCTCGGCTTCACTTTGTTCCCAAAACCACTTGTGAAGCTCCATAAGCTTTTCGTCAATCGGTGCATATTTGCGATTAAAGTAGGCCTGAGCATCTTTCTCAGATTCGTCCGGTAATTCGCCTGGGCCAAACAGTGTGTTATAAATCCATGCCAGTCCGCTTTTAGCGTCGCCAGTCGATTGCCATTCGATAATCGCAGCCTGCATGACCAGAATGTTTTTCCCGATTAATAGGTCCAGTTCTTTGTACCGGTTGCGGATGTATGCATTCTCTCTTTGTAATTTTGCGTTGCGCTTCTCTGCGGCTTCCAGCTCAACACGCAGTTTCCCTACCGTTAGCGCAATATCCTCGTTCTCCTGGTCACGGCGTTTGATGTATTGCAGGTTTCTTTCCCGTTCATCCAGTAACGCCAAGACAGCAGCCTGATTGGCCTCAGCTTCAGCAAATTTACGCACTAGGTACTCAGCGTTTGTTTCGTTCACTTTCAGATCTCGCGGTACACATCTCCCGTGAAGAAACCCTTCCATTTCGAAAACATTCATGCGCATTTGCGTAACTCCGATAACTCGTTAAAACGTTCCATAAACATCCCATAGGCATGGCCTGGCGACAGTGGAATAACTTTGAACATCTCTGTTGCCGGGATGCCTTCCAGTACAGGCCAGAAAGAGCCATCATCAAGCCCGAGATCACGGCGTTCGGTTGCCAGCATGATGAGATCGGCATATTTCACGGGCGTACTCATAACCGGGGGTAACCCGTATTTCTCACGGATTACGGCGTCTATTTTTTCTTCCATCCGTTTATAGTCAGGAAGAAGTCGTTTCAGTGGCGCGGGGATGTCCTGGCAATATGCTTCTGTTGCATCATGCATTAACGCTTCAAAAGCAAATTCCTGCGGCACCAGCTGGCTGCAAAGCACCGCATGCTGGGCGACACTGTAGAAGTGTGAAAGATGTCCTGCAAAGCGACAGATATTTGAAAGGGAAACTGCGATATCGTTAATCACGATGTCGTCTTTATTTATCCTGTCATAATAAAAATGCTTCCCGGAAAAAGTTTTAATAAATGACATTTCGTTCTCCACTTTATATGCGCTGCACCGCGCTGAATTCTGCTAAAAGGAAGCTCTCACCATCCGGCGATTATTGAGTCAATTACGTTTCCATAAATGCCCCCGCAGGGGCATTTGCAGTAATGAAATCAGGCGGTGAAAGTACCAATAAAGGTTTCTACTTTGCTGTCTTTGAATTTCTCAACAAGCAGATCACGAAATTCGTTAGCCATTTCTTCCTGCAATGCTTCCAACTGAATAATGCGCAGAACCAGTACAGGACGATCGCCAGTGATAATGCTGAGGCGTAATTTAAACGGACGTTCTTTCAGGCCTTCAAACGGAACGCATTTAAATTCAAATGCCACTGGCATAATGTCTTTGGTTTTCGCTTCGACAGACTCCATCAGGGAGCGTTTGCCGCTGAAGTCATTGTCTTCAAAATCAGCGGTCTGGTTCGCTTCAATTGTGATTTTACGGATCGCCGCAGCCGCTTTGGTTGCCTGAATGGCGTCACCATTAGCATCAAAGCCCACAAGGTAGTCGGCCCAGTCTTCAATCCATTCTGCCAGTGACTTCTGGGAGTTACGCTCGCCATTAACAGACAACAGAGCAGAGAACGGTGCTGTCTTTTTCAGTTTGAGAGTGGCGGTGTTATCTGCGTGACCTGGTTCATCAATAGTACCCAGGTTAAGCACACTGACGGCACGCATATTATCAGCATCGATAAAGCAGCGGGTGCCTTCATCTGCAAGATCTTTAGAATAACGGGTAAAGTCATCGATACTGGCAGTGGAAAGCGCACCACGGAAACGGAAGCGATTTAAATTAAATTTTTCCAGATCATGAATGCGGAAATTCTCAGGCAATGCCACAGCATCGGCACCAATCTTACTGATAATTTCATTAACACCCTGAGCAGAAATAAGGGCATGGATTTGATTAATTGCGGTTGCGTCTAAGTTCTGAGACATAATAAGTCCTCACTATATTAAGATATTCAGTGATGAGATAAATAATCAGTTAATTAAGAACGATATTAATGACCTGCTGCGCGGAGTTTTCCGTCAGGCTCACCGGCAAGAGTCAGTAATTGTCCCTGGTCTTCCTGCAGAATAGTCAGGCGACCACCGCGATTGACATACATCGGCGTTTCGGTGGTGTCTTCTTCGGAAATTTTCCCGCGGTTAGTCGGGCGAACATATGAGAGTTTGTGTTTGATTTTCACACGGTTCTCATCAAATGGTTCGATTTCCAGGTTGAGTGAGACCTTACCTTTGGTTTTCGTGTTCATCACACCGGAAGCGACTTCACTTAGAACTGCGCCGATTTTGGTTTCAAATACGCCGCCGTCCAGCTCCCCGATAAATGCCTGCACATCAGTACTGCGTTCGCTAGCCATTTTGCTGCTCCTCATCATATCGACCCTGCAAGGTCGGTTGGTTTCTCCACAAAACAGAGAAGAACACCTGCGGTGGCAGCCGCCCGGATGGATTGGGTTATGAGCCCGTCGTCCGGTGATGCTCTTCTCTGTTTTGTAAAAAGGACGGTACCAGCCGGAAGCAATGGTACAAGCTGGTACCGCCAGGACTACACACAGCATAAAGTTGTGGTGCCGGGTGCCTCCCGGTGCCTGGCGAAGGTTGCACACCAGACGGGTGGGTATCCACAGAAGGTCGACTGTCAGCCTCAACCTTAACCCGCGTGCGCTGAGCCGCATTCACCACAACGCTAAGGATTCTCTTTGGTTGAAAATACTTAGCTGTTATGTGCCTGTCTTTTCACCACTTCAGGCTCGGTGGTATCCTTTTAAGCCCGTATACATAAAAGGAAAATCAAATGACTTTTGATGAAAAAGAACTTGATAATGCAATTAATAAAATCATCGTAACGTCGCTCTTTTCCTGTCTCAGCGACACTCAGCAGAAACAGTTCTACGAATCGGCTTTCAACATGATCGAGCGTTGTTGTTTCTGCGATGCCGACGAGTTACCTGAAAAAATCAGGAAACAGTTGGCTGATGCTCTTCGAGTGCGACTTTCTGACCAATTTTCTGAAATGTGCTCTCCGAATTTGGACAAATAGAAAAAGGCCATTTCCATTCAGGGTCTGATGGAAATACTTCAGCCTGTTCCAAAGCACGGCGTAAAGAGAATACAACTCCAGCCATAATCTGATGTTTCCCATTGGTCCAGCTATCGCCGCTCTGATCTACAGGAGCGGCTATGTCGTATGACCAAACGACTTCACCACTATTGTTTAAAATCTGGACTTTCATTTTGTTCTTTAACCTCCAGATACGGGCGTTTAATTGCCCCGCCGAACAGCTCTTTTCCGCAATAGCTGCAATGTCTTTCGCGCATCAGCCTGCGCATTCACCACAACGCTAAGGATTCTCTCTGGTTGAAAATACTTAGCTGTTATGTGCCTGTCTTTTCACCACTTCAGGCTCGGTGGTATCTTGGTGTTTTCATATAGCCAAGAAGGAAATAGTTATGACCAAAGAAGAAAAAATTCTTTATTTATTCCAACTATCGGTTAAGACTCACACTGCATATCAGACTGCTGCCATGACATCAGATAAAAATTACAGTACGTCAGAAAACCCGATAGACGACATAAGCAAGCTTTACGATAAGTTCGAAGCACTACTCGATAAAAAGTTTGCTGAGGCTGGGCTTGAGTGATTGTTGAATAATCGACAAAACCCAACTTAAATTTTCGTCAGTGGGCTCGATGCCATGTGCGGTGAGCTCACTTTTCAAAACTCCAAGCAATTCAGAGCTGATTTTCAATATATCTGCTTGATTTCTAACTATTCCCACTTTTTCCTCCCTTGGTCTACGCGCGGTCATGTTTTACGCCCAAACGACTTCACAGTTATTGTTTAAAATCTGGACTTTCATTTTGTTCTTTAACCTCCAGATTTCCGCGCATCTAAAGGCGCATTCTCATTTGGTGTGAACTGAATAGTTGTGCTGATATTGATTAATGCCCCGACACACAAGACTACGCACTCAGAGCAGATAGCAACTTCATCTTTTCCGCCTTTGGCGATGATTTTTTTTGCCTGCAGCTCGTTTGCGCCACAAAACGAGCATGTGAAATAACGGTTCATTTGCGCTCTCTTACACATAGTATTTAACGAATCATCCGGTCATTCATACGCCACCGGCGGCTACTTCGTGGGCGTCCTGCCTGTTCGTTATCTTTGATATAAAATCTAACTTAACTTAGTTATTATGGCAAGAGAAAACACCAAACTTTTCTTAGTTCGGTGCCTTAGTTAGAGAAGAGAGGTCTTAGAGTTCGTATTGAACTCCTTTGACTACACCAATGATAAGGCAATTACCATTGATAGGGATGTTGGGATACCGAGGATTTAATGGCACTAAAAACTTTTGAGGGCCATCGATGACTAATTTTTTTACTGTAGCTTCGTTTGTTCCATCAAGTCGAGCGATGACTATTTTTCCATGACGAGGTTCTGCATCTGGATCTACAATCACTGTTGCGCCTTCTGGTATTGTTGGGAGGCCATTAGGGTTAGTCATGGAGTCACCTTTAACCTCTAATGCAAATGAGTTATCACCAATCTTTAATGATGTATCTACCCACTTGTCCACTTCACTAAACACTTCTGCTGCCCTGCACTCAGTAAACTGCCCAGCCTGAACCCACGATATTACAGGAACTCTGCGCATGTTTGTGACGAGTTTGCCTTCAAACTCAGCACCATAAAGAATGTAATCTATTGACGTATTGAAGAACTTCGCTAATTTCGAAAGTGCCTCCCCACCAGGGGTATTGATGTCTTTCTCCCAGTACCCCACAGCAACGTCGCTTACTCCACAAAATTTACCCAATTCTTTCTGGGACGTTCCGGTAACTCTTCTCAGAGCTTTTATACGCTGACCAACCGTTTCCATAGGAGCACCATTTCTTGAATTGCTAAGTAATCTTAGTTTTTATTGACCAAAGATAGATTTGTAATTAGCATCTAATAAAACTTAGTTTGGAGGGCGTATGACAACTGACGATATCGAAAGCTACTTCGGCAGTATTGAGAAAGTTGCTGCTTTTTTCGGCATAACAACTGAAGCCGTTTATCAGTGGCGAAACCGTCCGGGCCAGTTAATTCCAAAAGGACGTGCAGCAGAAGCTGCATATAGAACTTGCGGACGGTTGCCATTTAAACCTGAGCTTTATGAAAAATCTAATGGATAAATCGATTAACAGAAACCACAGAACGATGAGGCTAACCGTGGGTAAGCATCACTGGAAAGTAGAAAAACAGCCTGAGTGGTACGTGAAAGCTGTCAGAAAAACTATCGCAGCGTTGCCGGGTGGTTACGCTGAAGCAGCTGACTGGCTGGATGTAACAGAAAACGCATTATTTAACCGCCTTCGTGCCGATGGCGATCAGATTTTCCCGCTGGGATGGGCAATGATTTTGCAACGTGCTGGTGGAACTCACTTCATTGCTGACGCTGTGGCGCAGTCTGCAAATGGCGTATTTGTGTCTCTTCCTGACATCGAGGATGTGGACAACGCCGATATCAACCAACGCCTGCTGGAGGTCATTGAACAGATCGGCAGTTATTCAAAACAGATTCGTTCAGCAATTGAAGACGGTGTAGTGGAACCGCATGAGAAGACAGCAATTAACGATGAGCTGTACCTCTCAATTTCGAAGCTGCAGGAGCATGCAGCACTGGTCTACAAAATCTTTTGCGTTTCAGAAAGTAGTGACGCCCGCGAGTGTGCAGCTCCGGGCGCCGTGGCGTGTCGTGACTGTGGAGAAACTAACGCATGAACAGTTTAACAACACACTACCGTCGCTCGCAACTGATTGCGCTTCCTGTACCGGGTGGAAAAGCGAAGGTGGAGTATTGCTATGCAGTAAATGTACCAGGTGACAGGGTAATTGTAACCCACAGCTTTGCAGAGTGGGCTGTGGGTGATTTCAACCGGCAAAAGGAGACAGTCCTTTGCGACAAGTTAACCGCTGGTTCAAAGATCACTACGGAGTGCCCGTCAGAGTCATTCGTTGGGAGCCGGAAACACAACGGGTTATCTACCTCCGCGAAGGCTATGAGTATGAGTGCTTCAGCCCGCTCGAACAGTTTCGTCGTAAATTCAGGGAAATAGAGGTCGGTCATGAGCACTAAATTAACCGGCTATGTATGGGATGGTTGCGCAGCGTCAGGCATGAAATTATCCAGCGTGGCAATTATGGCCCGCCTGGCTGATTTCAGTAATGACGAAGGTGTGTGCTGGCCATCAATTGAAACCATTGCCCGCCAGATTGGCGCGGGGATGAGTACCGTCAGAACGGCTATCGCACGGCTGGAAGCAGAAGGCTGGTTAACGCGTAAGGCGCGTCGCCAGGGTAACCGCAATGCGTCGAATGTTTATCAGCTTAACGTTGCGAAGCTTCAGGCAGCGGCATTTTCTCAACTGTCAGATTCTGACCCGTCAAAATCTGACGCATCAAAATCTGACCCGTCAAAATTTGATGCGTCGAAATCTGGCAAAAAAGCGGGTTTTCACCCGTCAGAATCTGGCGGGGATCCGTCAGTAAAATCAAAACATGATCCGTCAGATAAAAAACCTTCTCGTCCGGACGCTTCGCAACCGGACACGCAGACGGATGAACAGGATTTTTTAACTCGCCATCCTGATGCGGTTGTATTCAGCCCTAAAAAGCGCCAGTGGGGAACGCAGGATGATTTGACCTGCGCACAGTGGCTCTGGAAAAAAATCATCGCCCTGTACGAGCAGGCTGCCGAATGTGACGGCGAGGTGGTTCGTCCCAAAGAACCGAACTGGACAGCCTGGGCAAACGAAATTCGCCTGATGTGTGTGCAGGATGGTCGTACTCACAAACAAATCTGCGAGATGTACAGCCGCGTCAGCCGCGATCCGTTCTGGTGCCGTAACGTGCTCAGCCCGTCGAAGCTGCGGGAAAAATGGGATGAGCTTTCCCTGCGCTTATCGCCGTCCGTCAGCACATACACAGAAAAACGTGAAGATCCGTACTTCAAATCCAGTTACGACAACGTGGACTACAGCCAGATCCCGGCAGGATTCAGGGGGTGATCATGAGTCTTTTGAATGAAGTTCAGAAATTCATTGAAGCCCATCCGGGGTGTACTTCCGGAGACATTGCGGATGCTTTTGCAGGTTACTCACGGCAGCGCGTTCTGCAGTCAGCAAGCAAGTTACGTCAGAGTGGGCGTGTGGCTCACCGTTGTGAAGGAGATACACGCAGACATTTCTCGCGCCTGACTGAGAGAGCGCAGGAGCCGGAACCACAACCAGTTTGTGAAACCAGACCTGTGCGCAAGTTCTATGTCGGCACTAACGCCCCCCGGGTGATTTTGTGCCTGACCCGCCAGGCTGAAGAACTGGAGTCGAGGGGCTTATACCGTCGTGCTGCAACGGTGTGGATGGAGGCATTCCGTGAAAGCCACTCCCAGCCAGAACGAAACAATTTTCTGGCGCGTCGTGAGCGGTGTTTACGGAAAAGCAGCAAGCGCGCTGCATCGGGTGAAGAGTGGTATCTGTCAGGGAATTACGTGGGGGCTTAATGACTACGTTAACTCAATGCCAGCAGCAAGTGCTGGATATGCTGATTTCTTATCAGAAAGAACGTGGCTTCCCGCCAACCAATCAGGAGGTAGCAACCATGCTGGGATACCGTTCGGTGAATGCAGCGGTGGAGCATCTTCGCGCACTGGAGAAAAAAGGCGTCATCACGATAAAGCGTGGCGTGGCCCGGGGGATAACGCTTCATACCGCGGTGAAGGACGACGACAGCGAGGCGGTCGGGATTATCCGCGCACTGCTTGCCGGTGAGGAAAACGCAAGGCTGCGTGCAACCCACTGGTTACATGAGAGGGACCTGAAAGTATGAAGCTGATCCTGCCTTTTCCGCCCAGCGTGAACACGTACTGGCGACACCCCAACAAAGGGGCGTTTGCTGGTAAGAGCCTGATAAGCGCGGCGGGGCGAAAATTCCAGAGCGCGGCGTGCGCAGCAATAGTTGAGCAGTTACGTCGTCTGCCGAAACCAACGTCGGCACCTGCTTCAGTGGAGATCGTGTTGTTTCCTCCGGATAACCGGATCCGCGATCTGGACAACTATAACAAGGCGCTGTTTGACGCCCTGACCCACGCGGGTGTGTGGGAAGACGACAGTCAGGTGAAAAGAATGCTGGTGGAGTGGGGACCGGTTATCCCGGAAGGGAAGGTCGAGATCACTATCAGTAAGTACGAGAAAACGGCGGGTGCAGCTGCCTGATTAAGAGGAGAAACGAAGTATGAATAATCTGATGGTCATTGATGGTATTGAAGTTCGTCGTGATGCTTATGGGCGTTACAGCCTGAACGATCTGCATCGCGCAGCAGTAGCATCTGGTGCAAATGCCAGAACCAAGGAGCCGGGAAAGTTTCTTTCCAGCCAACAAACTGTTGAGCTTGTTCATGAATTGACCAACACCCAGAATTTGGGTGTTGACCCGGTGAGTGTGATTCATGGGGGAAATGAACGGGGAACGTATGTCTGCAAGGAACTGGTGTATGCCTATGCAATGTGGATCAGCCCGTCATTCCATCTGAAGGTGATCCGTACTTTCGATATGGTAACCAGCGCACCGGAAAAATTATCCGGACAGGCTGCTGACAAGATGCAGGCTGGCGTGATCCTGCTGGACTTTATGCGCCGGGAGTTAAACCTGTCTAACTCTTCAGTGCTTGGTGCCTGTCAGAAACTCCAGGAGGCTGTTGGCTTACCGAATCTGGCACCGCGCTATGCCATTGATGCTCCTGCTGATGCACACGATGGCTCAAGTCGCCCGACACTGTCACTGAGTGCACTGCTGAAACAGTATGGTATACGCCTGACGGCTAATCAGGCATATCACCAGATGGTGAAACTGGGGATCGTCGAGCAGCGCGAACGATACAGCCGTACCGCGATTAACAACATCAAAAAATTCTGGTCGCTGACGGCGAAAGGCTGCATGTTCGGCAAGAACATCACCAGTCCTGCAAATCCGCGCGAGACGCAGCCGCATTTCTTCGAATCCCGATTCCCTGAGCTGTTAAAGCTGCTCGATACCGTTCATTGAGGTGACCGTGAGAGCACTACTGACCCCTGAAATTGCCCCGCGTATGGGGATCGTATTGTTCAGACCAGGTTCAGAGCTGATGCCCCTGTTTATGCAGGGGCGTGTCCTGCTGGAGCCTGAGCCGGAACGTTATTCATCTTTCGCCAGTGGTGCCGTTCCGGCGGCATCACAACCGCTGGCGGATGATCCTGCCGTTCAGGCCGTGTTCCGCAATGAGGCAGTGATCCGTCGTGCTGGTGGCGTGGAATGTCTTGAAAGCTGGTTACTTCGTGAAAAAGGCTGCCAGTGGCCTCATTCCGACTGGCACAGCGAGAACATGACCACAATGCGACACGCTCCGGGCGCAATCCGTCTGTGCTGGCACTGCGATAACCAGCTGCGCGATCAGTTCACGGAACGGCTGGAATCAATGGCAACGGATAACTGTGCCCGCTGGGTGTTGTCTGTTGTGCGTCGGGATCTCGGTTTTGATGACAGTCACGTTGTGACAATGCCGGAACTGTGCTGGTGGCTGATTCGTAATGATCTGGCGGATACCTTACCGGAAAGTGCAGCCCGTAAGGCACTGAGATTACCGAAGCCTGTTGTGCCGTCTGTTACCCGGGAAAGTGACCTTGTGCCTTCGGTTCCTGCCACCAGCATCATCCAGGATAAGGCGAAAAAGGTGCTGGCGCTGAAAGTGGAGCCGGAGTCGCCGGAGTCTTTTATGTTACGCCCAAAACGTCGCCGCTGGGTTAATGAAAAGTACACGCGCTGGGTTAAGACACAGCCGTGTGCATGTTGTGGAAAGCCTGCTGATGATCCCCACCACTTGATAGGCCACGGTCAGGGTGGGATGGGTACAAAAGCGCATGACCTCTTTGTGTTGCCTTTGTGCAGAAAGCATCACGACGAGCTGCATGCGGATACCGTGGCATTTGAAGAGAAGTATGGCTCCCAACTGGAGCTGATATTTCGTTTTATCGATCGTGCGCTGGCAATAGGCGTACTGGCGTAAGTGGAGAACGAGCATGAACCTTGAAGCCTTACCGAAATATTACTCCCCAAAATCTCCAAAATTGAGCGATGACGCACCGGCGACAGGCTCTGGTGGTTTAACGATTACGGATGTGATGGCTGCGCAGGGGATGGTGCAGTCGAAAGCACCACTGGGTTTTGCCTTATTCCTGGCAAAAGTTGGTGTTCAGGATCCTCAGTTTGCGATTGAAGGTCTGCTCAATTACGCGATGGCACTGGATAACCCGACATTGAACAAATTGAGTGAAGAAACCCGGTTACAGATCATCCCTTACCTTGTGAATTTTGCCTTTGCTGATTATTCCAGGTCTGCGGCAAGTAAGGCTCGCTGTGAGCATTGTGCTGGTACTGGATTTCATAATGTATTGCGCGAAGTGGTGAAACACTCCAGAAGCGGGGAATCTGTTATCAAGGAAGAGTGGGTGAAGGAACTATGTCAGCATTGTCATGGTAAGGGAGAAGTCAGCACAGCGTGCAGAGGGTGTAAGGGTAAAGGTATTGTCCTGGATGAAAAAAGGACCCGGCTTCATGGCACGCCTGTTTATAAGATTTGTGGGCGTTGCAATGGAAACCGGTTTAGCCGTTTACCAACCACACTGGCGCGGCATCATGTCCAGAAGCTGGTACCAGACCTGACGGATTATCAGTGGTACAAAGGATATGCAGATGTCATTGATAAACTGGTTACAAAGTGCTGGCAGGAAGAAGCATATGCAGAGATACAATTGAGAAAGGTGACAAGATAAATGGTTTTCGCCGAAGATGACGACATGATGCTTGCATTTTTCAAAAAATATGGATAAGATTTTCCCAACGATGGGCTTTGTATGTCTACCGTTGATAAGATTTAGGAACCCGCCACTGAGCGGGTTTTTTGTACCTGTAAACTTGGTGCAGTACAGTAAACACGCTGGTGGTCGTGAATACTGACTTTTTATCTTGCTGGATTTTTAGACAAGAGTTATTGGTATGTCATGTTAACCAGAAGGGAAAAAGACATGCTAAAACAGCAAGATATGACAGAAACCGCCGCCGCAGTCCTTCATTTCTTACCTGCTGACAAGTGGGTAACGCCACGCATGATGACGAGAACTACCGGAGTAAGCGAAGCCCGGTGCCAGTTAATACTGACTCAGTTAGTTCTGGCGGGTCTGGCGAAGGATAACGGCGGGTACGGGAATAAATTCAGACGCTGCCAGTAATGGCGGTTTCCTGCTGTGAAAATGGGCGGCTGGTGGGTGTTGGTAGCACCTGCCAGCCATTCGCTCATGCTTACTGGTCACAAGCGAACCACGGCCCACTGCTTTAGCGCAAAAGCAGAGTGAGCCTACCAGAGTTACGCTTACTGATCCATGAAAAATACTGTAAAAATAAACAGTGTTGATTTAATCAACGCTGATTGCCTGCATTTTATTCAGTCCCTGCCTGATGATTCCATTGACCTGATTGTTACCGATCCGCCTTACTTCAAGGTGAAACCTAACGGTTGGGACAATCAGTGGAAAGGGGATGAAGATTACCTTAAGTGGCTGGACCACTGTCTGGCCCAGTTCTGGCGGGTGTTGAAACCTGCCGGAAGCCTTTACCTGTTCTGTGGGCATCGCCTAGCATCTGATATTGAGATCATGATGCGTGAACGTTTCAACGTGCTTAACCATATCATCTGGGCGAAGCCGTCCGGACGTTGGAATGGGTGTAATAAAGAAAGTCTGCGCGCATATTTTCCTGCCACAGAGCGCGTTCTGTTTGCTGAACATTACCAGGGGCCATATCGCGGCAAAAGTGACGGCTATGCGGCAAAAGAAAGGGAACTCAAACAGCACATAATGGCACCGCTGATATCGTATTTCAGGGATGCTCGTGCCGAACTGGGTATAACGGCAAAACAAATTGCCGAAGCCACAGGTAAGAAAAATATGGTTTCCCACTGGTTTGGTGCCAGTCAGTGGCAGTTGCCGAATGAGGCTGACTATCGGAAGTTACAGGCACTGTTTTCCCGTATAGCGGCAGAGAAGTTTCAGGAACAACAACTGGAACAACCACACCACCAGCTGGTGGCATCTTATGATTCACTGAATCGCAAATATTCTGAATTGCTGGATGAGTTTAAATCTCTCCGGCGCTATTTCTCCGTATCAGTCTCCGTGCCTTATACCGATGTCTGGACGCATAAGCCCGTTCAGTTCTACCCGGGTAAACATCCGTGCGAGAAACCGGCGGATATGCTCCGGCAAATAATCAATGCCAGTAGTCGACCTGGTGATCTGGTTGCTGATTTCTTTATGGGATCCGGTTCCACAATAAAAGCAGCAATGGCGCTGGGGCGTCGGGCGTTAGGTGTTGAACTTGAGTCAGAGCGGTTTAATCAGACGGTGAAAGAGGTAAGTGAACTGGTGGGGAAATAATTCTGGTGGCCACGTTGCGTGGCCTTTTTATTTCCAACACAGCACCCGCAAATATCGCGAGGTGAGAGATGACGAAATGCCTCATAACCCAAATACCTGGCTGGACTTGGTCCAGAGCTGGTGGCGTGGAGACACACCGCTGGGTGCAGTGATTATGTCGATCGTTATGGCTGGTTTGCGCATCGCCTATTTTGGCGGTGGTGGTGGCTGGAAGCGAAAAACGCTCGAGATTTTGCTATGTGGCGCTCTGACGCTGACCTTTGCATCCGCTCTTGAGTATGTCGGATGGCCTAAATCACTTTCTGTTGCCATTGGTGGTGGGGTGGGGCTGATCGGTGTCGATGCTATTCGTGGGGCTGCAATGCGAGTAATCGGTAACAAATTTGGTGGCTCTAAGGAGTAATTTATGCAGGTACTAAATTCCCAGCGTAAAGCTTTCCTTGATATGGTGGCTTGGTCAGAAGGAACGGATAACGGACGACAACCGACACGTAACCACGGTTATGACGTTATTGTCGGTGGTGAACTCTTCACTGATTACTCCGATCACCCTCGCAAACTTGTCACGCTAAACCCGAAACTCAAGTCAACAGCCGCCGGACGTTACCAGCTTCTTTCACGCTGGTGGGATGCTTACCGTAAACAGCTTGGCCTGAAAGATTTTTCTCCAGAAAGCCAGGACGCTGTAGCTCTGCAGCAGATTAAAGAGCGTGGCGCTTTACCGATGATTGACCGTGGCAATATTCGTCAGGCAATCGACCGTTGCAGCAATATTTGGGCTTCATTGCCCGGTGCTGGCTACGGTCAGTATGAACACAAGATCGATAGTCTGATTGCCAAATTCAAAGAAGCTGGCGGGGTGGTTAATGAAACTTCGCTATAAGCTGGTTATTTCTGCTTTCCTCCTGACTTTATTCGGTTCTCTCGTCTGGTCAGCTAACCACTACCACAGCAAATACCAGCGCGAAAAGAAACGTGCTGATGAGGCTGTACAAAATGCCGAATCGGCAACCGCTATTACCAATAACGTCCTGCAATCACTGCAAATCGTCAATACAGTTCTGGAGGCTAACCAGCATGCAAAACAGCAGATCACACTGGAGTCACAGAGAACCCAGGAAGATATCAAAGTGGCTGTTGCGGATGATGATTGTGCTTCACGTCCTGTGCCTGCTGCCGCTGCTGACCGGTTGCGGAAGTACGCGAACAGTTTACGTGCCTATTCCGGCGGTACCGTTGCCAGCAAGCCTGACTACTGAAACTCCCCAGCCAGTTATTCCCGATCCTCTGACCTATGGGGCCAGCCTGGATCTGAATGTGAGCCTGCTTTCGGCGTTGGGACAATGCAATATTGACAAAGCGGGGATTAGAAGTATCGAGATGCGCCGTAACGTTTTGCTGGCAGCAGGCAAATAGTCTGGACAAAGAACAGGAATATATTTATGCCTCCTCGAACCCCAAAAGCCTGCCGCGTTCGCGGCTGCCCCCATACCACCACTGACTCGTCAGGCTATTGCGAAAGGCACAAAAGCGAAGGCTGGAAGCAATACAAGCCAGGCCAGTCCCGTCATCAGCGCGGTTATGGTTCGAAGTGGGACAGTATCCGCGCGCGCGTCCTGAAGCGTGACAAAGGTTTATGTCAGTTATGTCTGCGTGCCGGTGTGGTGCGTGAAGCTAAAACCGTTGACCACATCATCCCTAAAGCGCATGGCGGCACCGATGCAGACAGTAATCTGCAGAGCCTGTGCTGGCCGTGCCATAAGACGAAGACGGCCCGTGAACGGCTAAAGTGATAATAATTCTCAACTGCTTGAGGGGAGGGGCGGGTCAAATCCCTGTGGCCTGACGTCTTCCGGACTGCCCGCCCCATCGTTTTTTTATACCCGCGAAAAATGAAATTTAACCAGGAGTGCCGCATATGGCTGGAACGGCGGGGCGTTCCGGGCGTCGCCCCAAGCCAACGGCGCGCAAGGCGCTGGCCGGAAACCCCGGCAAGCGAGCCCTGAACAAAGATGAACCTGTTTTTACGCCCATCAAAGGTGTTGAGCCACCGGAGTGGTTCGCTGAAGAGGATCTCCCTCTCGCCACGATCATGTGGCAACTGACAACCAAAGAACTCTGCGGTCAGGGCCTGCTGTGCGTGACTGACCTAGCGGTACTTGAGCGGTGGTGCGTGGCCTATGAGTTCTGGCGACGTGCCGTGAAAAATATTGCCAGACAGGGCAACACCATCACCGGTGCAATGGGCGGTATGGTCAAAAATCCGGAGCTGACCGCCAAAAAAGAACAGGAGTCCGAGATGAGCAGTACGGGGGCAATGCTCGGACTCGACCCCAGCAGCCGCCAGCGTCTGATTGGCCTGGCGGGGAAGAAGAAAGCCACTAACCCGTTTCTGAAAATCATCGAATCATGAGCCGGAAATCTTACCCCAACGTAAATGCTGCCAATCAGTATGCCCGGGATGTCGTGCGCGGAAAGATTGTGGCCTGCCAGTTTGTGATTCAGGCCTGCCAGCGCCATCTTGATGACCTGATGGCGGAAAAAAGTAAGTCGTTTCGTTACCGCTTCGACAAGGACCTGGCTGAACGGGCCGCCAAATTTATTCAGCTGTTGCCGCACACCAAGGGTGAGTGGGCATTCAAGAGGATGCCCATCACGCTGGAGCCGTGGCAGCTCTTTGTGATCTGCTGCGCGTTTGGCTGGGTCAATAAAGGCTCCCGGCTGCGCCGCTTCCGGGAGGTGTATACCGAAATCCCCCGTAAGAACGGCAAATCAGCAATCTCTGCCGGTGTCGCCCTGTATTGTTTTGCCTGTGATAACGAGTTCGGCGCGGAAGTGTATTCCGGTGCCACGACGGAGAAACAGGCATGGGAAGTCTTTCGTCCGGCAAGACTGATGTGTAAACGCACACCCATGCTGACGGAAGCGTTCGGGATTGAGGTTAACGCCTCAAACATGAATCGTCCGGAGGATGGCGCGCGGTTTGAACCGCTGATCGGTAACCCCGGTGATGGTTCATCACCCCACTGTGCGGTGGTGGATGAATATCACGAGCACGCCACCGATGCGCTTTACACCACGATGCTTACCGGGATGGGGGCGCGACGTCAGCCACTGATGTGGGCCATTACTACTGCCGGGTACAACATTGAGGGGCCGTGCTACGACAAGCGGCGGGAAGTCATCGAGATGCTCAACGGCTCGGTGCCTAACGATGAACTGTTCGGGATCATCTATACCGTTGATGAAGGTGACGACTGGACCGACCCGCAGGTGCTGGAAAAAGCCAATCCAAATATTGGCGTGTCGGTTTATCGCGAATTTTTGTTAAGTCAGCAGCAGCGTGCGAAAAATAACGCCCGTCTGGCAAACGTCTTTAAAACAAAACACCTCAATATCTGGGTGTCGGCGCGTTCGGCGTATTTCAACCTGGTGAGCTGGCAGAGCTGCGAGGATAAATCACTGACCCTTGAGCAGTTCGAGGGGCAGCCGTGCATTCTGGCCTTTGACCTGGCGCGTAAGCTGGATATGAACAGCATGGCGCGACTTTATACCCGCGAGATTGACGGTAAAACGCATTACTACAGTGTGGCCCCGCGTTTCTGGGTACCGTATGACACGGTGTACAGCGTCGAGAAAAATGAAGATCGACGGACAGCCGAACGCTTTCAGAAATGGGTGGAAATGGGCGTTCTGACCGTTACCGATGGTGCGGAGGTGGATTATCGCTACATCCTCGAGGAGGCCAAAGCGGCGAACAAAATCAGCCCGGTCAGTGAGTCACCCATCGACCCCTTCGGGGCGACCGGGTTGTCACATGACCTTGCTGATGAAGACCTGAACCCCGTCACTATCATTCAGAACTACACCAACATGTCCGACCCGATGAAAGAGCTGGAAGCGGCAATTGAATCGGGGCGCTTTCATCATGATGGCAATCCCATCATGACCTGGTGTATCGGCAACGTGGTCGGCAAAACTATTCCGGGTAACGATGATGTGGTGAAGCCCGTCAAAGAGCAGGTGGAAAACAAAATCGATGGTGCAGTTGCGCTGATTATGGCGGTTGGCAGAGCCATGCTGTACGAGAAAGAAGACACGCTGTCTGACCACATTGAGTCCTACGGGATCCGCTCGCTTTAACTGAGGTAATTATGATCATGCTGATTCTCGCGCCTCTGGTGGGCGTGCTGGGGGCGCTTTTGCTGGCGTATGGTGCCTGGCTGATTTATCCCCCGGCGGGGTTTGTTGTTGCCGGGGCGTTGTGCCTGTTCTGGTCGTGGCTGGTGGCGCGATATCTCGACCGTACACAGTCGTCTGTCGGCGGAGGTAAATAGTGTTCTTTTCGGGATTATTTCAACGAAAAAGTGACGCACCGGTGACCACGCCAGCAGAGCTGGCGGATGCTATCGGGTTGTCCTACGACACCTATACCGGAAAGCAGATCAGCAGCCAGCGGGCCATGCGACTGACGGCGGTTTTTTCCTGTGTCAGGGTGCTGGCGGAGTCGGTCGGGATGTTGCCCTGCAACCTGTATCACCTGAACGGCAGTCTGAAGCAGAGAGCCGCTGGCGAACGTCTGCATAAGCTGATCTCCACGCATCCCAATGGCTATATGACGCCGCAGGAGTTCTGGGAGCTGGTGGTCACCTGTCTGTGCCTGCGGGGAAACTTTTACGCCTACAAAGTGAAAGCATTTGGCGAAGTGGCTGAACTGCTGCCCGTCGATCCCGGCTGTGTGGTACCGAAGCTTAACAGTAGCTGGGAGCCGGTCTATCAGGTCACATTCCCGGATGGCTCCACGGATGTACTGAGCCAGGAGGATATCTGGCATGTGCGCACGCTGACGCTGGACGGACTGGTGGGGCTGAATCCCATCGCCTATGCCCGCGAGGCAATATCGCTGGCGGCAGCGACCGAAGAGCACGGGGCCAGACTGTTCAGCAATGGCGCGGTGACGTCGGGTGTGTTGCGTACAGAGCAGACGCTGTCAGATCAGGCTTATGAGCGCCTGAAGAAAGATTTTGAGGAGCGTCACACCGGGCTTGGCAATGCTCACCGCCCGATGATCCTTGAGATGGGGCTGGACTGGAAGTCGATGGCGCTGAACGCCGAGGACAGCCAGTTCCTGGAAACCCGCAAGTTTCAGCTTGAAGAAATCTGTCGTCTGTTCCGGGTGCCGTTGCACATGGTGCAGAACACCGATCGCGCCACCTTCAACAATATCGAAGAGCTGGGGCTGGGATTTATCAACTATTCACTGGTGCCGTATCTGACCCGCATCGAACAGCGGATCAACACCGGACTGGTACGAAAAAGTAAGCAGGGCGTTTATTACGCCAAATTTAACGCCGGGGCGTTACTGCGCGGGGATATGAAGTCCCGTTTTGAAGCCTACGCCACCGGGATCAACTGGGGAATTTACTCTCCCAATGACTGCCGCGACCTGGAAGATATGAATCCACGACCCGGTGGTGATGTCTATCTCACACCGATGAACATGACCACGAAACCCTCCGATGGCAGTAAAGCCGGTAAGCAGAAGGATAACGCCAATGCAGACGAAACAACGTCTTGATGTACCGCTGAGTCTGAAATCTGTCAGTGACTCCGGTGAGTTTGAAGGGTATGGCTCCGTCTTTGGTGTAAAGGACAGCCACGATGATGTGGTGATGTCCGGGGCATTTGCTGCTTCCCTGCGGGCGTGGAGTGACAGAAAAGCGTTACCTGCGCTGCTCTGGCAGCACCGCATGGATGAACCCATCGGTGTTTACACCGAAATGAAGGAAGACGATGTCGGGCTTTACGTCAGGGGACGGTTGCTTATTGATGATGATCCCCTCGCAAAACGCGCACATGCACACATGAAGGCCGGTTCGTTAACCGGCCTTTCTATTGGGTACGTCCTGAAAGACTGGGAATACGACCGGAGCAAAGAAGCCTTTCTGCTGAAAGAAATCGACCTCTGGGAAGTCAGCCTGGTGACGTTCCCGTCTAACGACGAGGCGCGGATCAGCGACGTCAAGAACGCACTGGCCCGCGGGGAAATCCCCGAACAGAAAAAAATCGAAAGAGTCCTGCGTGATGTCGGACTCTCCCGTACCCAGGCCAAAGCATTCATGGCCGGGGGCTATGGCGCACTGTCCCTGCGCGACGCTGAGGATGTGGGCTCTGCACTGAATGCACTGAAAAATCTGAACTTCTAATCAGGAGAAATACGATGGCGGTTGATATTAAAGATGTCGAACAGGTCGCGCAGGAGCTGCAGCAGAAGTTTGACGACTTCAAAGCAAAGAACGACAAGCGCGTGGATGCGATTGAGCAGGAAAAAGGCAAGCTTGCCGGGCAGGTGGAAACCCTGAACGGGAAACTCAGCGAGCTGGAAAATCTCAAAAGCGACCTTGAAAAAGAGCTGCTTGAGCTGAAACGTCCGGCAGGTGGAGCGCAAAATAAACTGGCCACCGAGCATAAAGAGGCGTTTGTGGGCTTCCTGCGTAAAGGCCGTGAAGACGGTCTGCGCGATCTGGAGCGTAAGGCATTGCAGGTGGGTACCGATGAAGACGGTGGCTACGCCGTGCCGGAAGAACTGGATCGCAACATTCTTAACCTGCTGAAAGATGAAGTGGTGATGCGTCAGGAAGCCACGGTGATCACCGTTGGCGGTTCCGACTACAAAAAACTGGTGAATCTGGGCGGTACGGCTTCCGGATGGGTGGGGGAAACGGATACGCGATCCCAGACTGCCACCTCCAGACTGGAGCTGATTGAACCTCTCATGGGGGAAATCTACGGCAACCCGCAGGCTACCCAGAAAATGCTGGACGATGCCTTCTTCAACGTGGAGGCCTGGATCAACAGCGAGCTGGCAACCGAATTTGCCGAACAGGAAGAAATTGCCTTTACCTCAGGCGATGGCACCAAGAAGCCGAAAGGGTTCCTGGCGTATGAATCCACTGATGAAACCGACAAGGTCCGGGCGTTCGGCAAACTTCAGCATATTGTATCCGGCGAAGCGACCGCGGTGACCGCAGACGCCATTATCAAACTGATTTACACGCTGCGTAAGGCACACCGCACTGGCGCGAAGTTCATGATGAACAACAACAGCCTGTTTGCCATCCGTCTGCTGAAAGACACCGAGGGTAACTATCTGTGGCGTCCGGGGCTGGAACTGGGGCAGCCGTCCTCTCTGGCGGGTTACGGTATCGCTGAAAACGAACAGATGCCGGATATCGCCGCTGATGCGAAAGCCATTGCATTTGGTAACTTCAAACGGGGTTACACCATCGTTGACCGTATCGGCACCCGCATTCTGCGTGACCCGTACACCAATAAACCGTTTGTCGGTTTTTATACCACCAAGCGCACCGGCGGGATGCTGGTCGATTCGCAGGCCATCAAACTGCTGAAGATTGCAGCGGCGTAATCACTCAGGGGCGCGGAACCGCGCCCCCTGTTCTGACGGGTGAAGAATCATGATCCTGAAACAAGATCTGAAATGGTCACCGGACGGTATGCGTGTTGAGGTCATTCGGGCCGGTGAGTATGACGACGGGGCGCTTCCTGCCCGGGTGCAGGAGATTGCACTTCAGGCCGGGTTAGCAGAGCGCGGAATCAGTGCAAAAAGCAGTAAAGCGGCAAAAGAGAAAAAAGCCACGACCAGTAAAGAGGGCTGAGTATGCTTCTGACAATGGAAGAGATTAAAGCCCAACTCCGGCTGGATGAGGATTTCGATGCTGATGACCGCCATCTGCAACGGCTGGCCTGTGCGGCGCAAAAGCGGACGGAAACGTATCTGAACCGGAAGCTCTATGCTCCGGATGAAACCATTCCGGACAGCGATCCGGACGGGCTGCACCTGCCGGATGATATTCGTCTGGGGATGCTGATGCTTATCAGCCATTTTTACGAAAACCGCTCGTCGGTTACGGAAGTGGAGAAACTCGACATGCCGCAGAGTTTTGGCTGGCTTGTCGGCCCGTACAGGTACTTTCCGCAATGAAAATTCGTCAGGCGCAGACCAGCGCAACCTACATTCTGCCGGACCCCGGTGAACTGAATAAACGCGTCCTGATCCGCCAGCGGGTGGATATGCCCGCGGATAACTTTGGCGTGGATCCTCAATACCCGGTTGCGTTCCGGACATGGGCGAAGGTTGTCCAGACCAGTGCCACCACCTGGCAGGAAACCGCGCAGACCGGGGACGCCATCACCCATTACATCACCATTCGTTACCGCCGGGGGATCACCGCTGATTATGAGGTGGTCTGCGGTGACAGTGTGTACCGGGTGAAACGTCAGCGCGATCTGAACGGGGCGCGGCGCTTTCTGCTGCTGGAGTGTACGGAACTGGGCGAATTTACGCAGAGTCACGGAGGCAGCAATGGCGACTCCCTTTTTTCACGTTGATGTTCAGCAGCCCGCGGAGATGCGCTTTAACCGTGCCCGTGTCCGGCGGGCGTTTGTCACGATTGGGCAGCGTCATATGCGTGATGCCCGTCGGCTGGTGATGCGCCGTGCGCGGTCGGCACCGGGTGAAAACCCCGGTTATCAGACCGGACGCCTGGCTCGTTCGATTGGTTACATGGTGCCGGGAGCCAGTAAAAAGCGAGCCGGTTTTATGACACGCATTGCCCCTAACCAGCGCAACGGGAAGGGGAACCGGATGATCTCTGGTGACTTCTATCCGGCGTTTCTGTTTTTTGGTGTCCGGGGAGGAGCAAAGCGTCGTCGCAGCCATCATCGTGGTGCATCCGGTGGCAGCGGCTGGCGACTGGCTCCACGTAATAACTTTATGGTGGAAACGCTTGAAAAGAACCGCAGCTGGACACGCTATTTTCTGGCGCGGGAATTACGTAAATCACTGAAGCCGGAGCGACGACACAGATGAAACTGACGCCTGTTATTGCTGCGCTGCGTGCCCGCTGCCCGTATTTTGAAAACCGGGTGGCAGGCGCGGCACAGTTCAAAAATCTGCCGGAGGTCGGAAAGCTGAGACTCCCGGCGGCGTATGTGGTACCGGGTGATGACTCTCCGGGAGAAAACAAAAGCCAGACCGACTACTGGCAGGAGCTGAAAGAGGGCTTCTCCGTGGTTGTCATACTGAGTAACGGGCGTGATGAGCGCGGTCAGTTTGCTTCGTATGATGTGGTGGACGATGTCCGGCAGATGCTCTTTAAGGCCCTGCTGGGCTGGAACCCGGAAGCGTGCGGTAACCCGATTACCTATGACGGCGGCACGCTGCTGGATCTGAATCGTCATGAGCTGATTTATCAGTTCGATTTTTCGGTCATCAGCGAGCTGACCGAAGACGATACCCGCCAGCAGGATGACCTGAACAGTCTGGATGAACTGCGAACGCTGGCGATTGATGTTGATTATCTCGATCCCGGTAACGGGCCTGACGGCGATATCGAACATCACACCGAAATAACCCTTCCTTCCTGAGAATCTTCATGTTTGTGAAACCTGTTAAAGGGCGGTCAGTTCCTGACCCTGCCCGTGGCGACCTTTTGCCCGCCGAGGGGCGAAATGTTGACGAGAACAACTACTGGCTGCGCCGTGAAGCAGCGGGTGATATCCGGCGCGTGAATAAAAAGGTGAATACCGATGACGATAAGCTTTAACACCATTCCGTCGAATACGCTGGTTCCGTTGTTTTATGCGGAAATGGATAACCAGGCGGCGAATACTGCACAGGACAGCGGAGCATCACTGCTGATTGGTCATGCCAATAACGGTGCAGAGATTGTTGCCAACAGTCTGGTGCTGATGCCGTCGGCAGACTATGCACGCCAGATTTGTGGTGCGGGAAGTCAGCTGGCGCGTATGGTCGAGGCTTATCGCCAGACCGACCCGTTTGGTGAGCTGTATGTGATTGCCGTTCCTGAATCCACGGGCGCGGCGGCAACGGTTACGCTGACGGTGACCGGGGCGGCAACCGAAACCGGCACGGTGAATGTGTATGTGGGACGTACCCGCGTGCAGGCACCGGTGACTAACGGCGATAACGTCACGATGATTGCCAGCAGTATCCAGGATGCCATCAATGCCGTTCCGACCCTGCCGTTTACGGCTTCATCTTCGGCAGGCGTGGTCACACTGACCGCGCGTCATAAGGGGCTTTGCGGGAATGAAATTCCTGTCAGCCTCAATTACTACGGCTTTGGTGGGGGCGAAGTGCTGCCAGCGGGCGTAAAGATTGCCGTGGCGACGGGGACCGCCGGAACGGGCTCTCCTGTTCTCACCGGCGCGGTGGCTGCAATGGCGGATGAGCCGTTTGATTATATCGGCCTGCCGTTCAACGACACGGCCTCCGTTAACACGCTGGTGACCGAGATGAACGATACCAGCGGTCGCTGGAGCTATGCGCGTCAGCTGTATGGTCATGTGTATACGGCAAAGATCGGCACGTTGTCAGAACTGGTGACCGCAGGTGACCAGTTTAACCAGCAGCACATTACCCTGGCGGGGTACGAAAAAGAGACCCAGACGCCTGCCGACGAGCTGGCGGCAAGCCGTACCGCCCGCGCAGCGGTGTTTATTCGCAACGATCCGGCACGTCCCACGCAGACCGGTGAGCTGGTGGGTATGCTGCCTGCGCCGAAGGGGAAACGGTTCACGATGACCGAGCAACAGACCCTGCTGTCTCATGGCGTGGCAACGGCGTATGTCGAAAGTGGGGTACTACGCATTCAGCGTGATGTCACCACGTACAGGAAAAACGCTTACGGGGTTGCGGATAACAGCTACCTCGACAGTGAGACGCTGCATACCAGCGCGTATGTACTGCGCAAACTGAAATCCGTTATTACCAGTAAGTACGGGCGTCACAAGCTTGCCAGTGACGGTACCCGCTTTGGTCCCGGTCAGGCGATTGTCACCCCGGCGGTGATCAAAGGGGAACTGCTGGCAACCTACCGTCAGCTCGAGCGTGCGGGGATCGTGGAAAACTACGAACTGTTTAAGCAGTACCTGGTTGTGGAGCGTGATGCCAGCGATCCGAACCGCCTGAACACGCTGTTCCCGCCTGACTATGTTAACCAGTTGCGTGTTTTTGCCGTGGTTAACCAGTTCCGTCTTCAGTATTCAGAGGAGTCTGCATAATGGCCCGTATCGGGGGAACCTGTTATTTCAAAATTGACGGTCAGCAGCTATCGCTGACCGGCGGCATTGAGGTGCCCATGAACAGGACGGTCAATGATGACATCATCGGCCTGGACGGCTCAGTGGACCGCAAGGAAACTCACCGTGCGCCTTATGTCAAAGGGACCTTCAAGGTGCCGAAGAATTTTCCGGTGAACAAAATCACCTCGTCTGATGAGATGACCATCACTGCCGAGCTGGCGAACGGTCAGGTCTATGTACTGTCGTCTGCCTGGCTGCACGGCGAAGCGAACCATAATGCCGAAGAAGGCACGGTTGATCTTGAGTTCCACGGTGAAGAAGGGGATTACCAGTAATGAAAGAGCTTGAGTTAAAGAAACCGATTACCGCTCATGGCGAGACACTCTCCGTACTGGAGTTTGATGAGCCCACCGGGAAAGATGTCCGCGAGCTGGGATATCCCTACCAGATGAATCAGGATGAGTCCGTCAGACTTCTGGCGCATGTGGTATCGAAATACATCGTGCGGCTGGCGAAAGTGCCGCAAAGCTCTGTCGACCAGATGTCTCCGGCAGACCTGAATGCAGCGGCGTGGCTTGTGGCCGGTTTTTTCCTCCAGGCCTGACGGCTGAATACCTCACTGATCGCTTCTTTGACTGCGCCAGTTACTGGCGCATTAATCCCTTCGAATTGCTGAATATGCCGATCAGTGAAATTCCCTTGCTGGTCAGTCAGGCAAACAGGATAGAGCAGGAGAAACGCACACATGGCTGAATTTGAGCTTAAGGCGTTGATCACCGGTGTCGACAGGCTTTCTCCCGCGCTGTCGAAAATGCAAAAGAAAATCCGGGGATTTAAACGCCAGGCGGAAGAAGCGTCAAAGGGTGGGCTGGCGCTTGGTGGCGGACTGGCAGCGGGTCTGACGCTTTCCCTGAAATCTTATGCCGATCAGGAAAACGCCGCCACCGGGCTGAAAGTCGCCATGATGGATGCGAATGGCGAGGTTGGAAAGAGCTTTCAGGACATCAATAAACTGGCTATTGGCCTGGGTAACCAGCTACCCGGTACAACGGCTGATTTCCAGAACATGATGCAGATGCTGGTGCGTCAGGGGATCCCGGCAGAAAACATTCTTGGCGGTGTGGGTAAAGCGACAGCTTATCTTGCGGTACAACTGAAAAAAACACCGGAAGCGGCTGCTGAGTTTGCTGCAAAGATGCAGGATGCTACCGGAACGGCGTCAGAAGACATGATGGGGCTGTTCGACACTATCCAGAAGGCGTTTTATCTGGGCGTTGACGATACCAACATGTTGTCCTTCTTCACTAAAACCAGTTCTGTTCTGAAGATGGTGAACAAGGACGGTCTTCAGGCTGCACAGAGCCTTGCCCCCATCAGCGTCATGATGGATCAGATGGGGATGAACGGGGAGTCGGCAGGTAATGCCCTGCGAAAAGTTATCCAGTCCGGATTAAGCGTTAAGAAAATCAGGGACGTCAATAAAATCATGGCCCGCCAGAAACTCGGGGTACAGCTCGATTTTACTGACGGCAAAGGAAGTTTTGGCGGTCTTGATAACATGTTCAGGCAACTGGCAAAGCTGCGAAAACTGACCGACGTTAAGCGAACAGGCGTACTTAAGGCAATATTTGGTGATGATGCCGAAACCCTTCAGGTGGTCAATGCACTAATCGATAAAGGAAAGGATGGTTACGATCAGATCCAGCAGAAGATGAATAAACAGGCCAGCCTGAATAAACGTGTTCAGGCACAGCTTGGTACGCTGTCCAACCTGTGGGAGGCAATGACGGGGACCGCAACTAACGGCCTTGCGGCTATTGGCGGCGCATTTTCTGGTGACGCCAAAAATATCACGCAATGGCTGGGGGAGTTGGGGGAAAAATTCACGAAGTTTGCGGATGAAAATCCCCGGGTTATTCGCGGCGTCGTCGGGCTTGCTGCCGGTCTTGCGATTCTGAAACTGGGATTGATGGGCGTGGGCAGTGCCATCAGTATCGTCAGCAGGATCATGTCGATGACGCCGATTGGCATGATTGCGACGGCGATTGCCTTGGCTGCGGGATTAATTATCACTAACTGGGATGTTGTTGGACCTTATTTCAAGAAGCTCTGGGAAACCATTGGTCCTTATTTTGAGGCTGGCTGGGAACTTCTGAAGAAGGTTTTTGCCTGGTCGCCGCTGGGGATGGTAATCAATAACTGGGGACCGGTTGTTAAGTGGTTTCAGGATATGTGGGACAAGCTGAAGCCAATTATTGAGTGGTTTACCGACAGTTCCGGTGACACGGTCGATGCCATTAACTCGGCGCAGTGGGGCGCGGGTGCTTATGATGCTTATGGGACGGGAATACCGCCACGGGGATACACTCCTTATCCGGCGCAGTCAAACAACGCCTCCGGTGACACGGTCGATGCCATTAACTCGGCGCAGTGGGGCGCGGGTGCTTATGATGCTTATGGGACGGGAATACCGCCACGGGGATACACTCCTTATCCGGCGCAGTCAAACAACGCCTCCGGTGACACGGTCGATGCCATTAACTCGGCGCAGTGGGGCGCGGGTGCTTATGATGCTTATGGGACGGGAATACCGGCGCGGGGATACACACCTTATCCGGCGGTAGATCCGGCTCAGTCAAACAACGCCTCCGATGCTACAGGCCCGAATCCCTTCATGATTAACAAAGCTTCTGCGCCAAAAGTTGACGGTGAGATCAAGGTCTCTTTTGTGAATTCGCCTCCGGGTATGCGGGTTATGGAAACGCGATCCAGCGGTTTTGATATAAATCACGATGTTGGCTATACGCATATTGGCAGATGACGGAACCAGATATAATTTGTCTTTAAGTTTGTTATCAACTGAAGGGAAATCTATGGGTCTGTTACATGCCATTATAGGTAATGCCGGTGAAATTAATGCATCAGATGCACAACAGGAATTAGGGGCTGTTTTAGGTGAGGGAGAAAATGTCGAACTTGCCTATAAACTCATTCGTGACCAAATTATTCTGACTAACAGAAGGTTAATTTTTATTGATAAGCAGGGTGTCACAGGGAAAAAAGTAGAGTATCGTTCGATTCCTTATAAATCTGTGACAAACTTTTCTATTGAAACCGCCGGGCATCTTGATCTTGATGCTGAAATGAAGATATGGATTTCTGGTATTGCAGAACCGATAAAAAAACAGTTCAGTAAAGGAGCAAACATTTATAAATTGCAGGCTCATCTGGCTCAAAAAATAGCAGGGTAAACCTTACATTAATTTATGTCGTTCATGCCCACTTCGGTGGGCTTTTTTATATCCGGAGTTTATATGACGTGGAAAGACAGGCTTCAGGACGCGTCATTTCGCGGTGTGCCGTTTAAGGTTGAAGAAGAAAGTGCGGGAACAGGTCGCCGTGTGGAAACACACGAATATCCGAACCGCGACAAACCCTATACCGAAGATCTGGGAAAAGTCACTTTCCGCCCGTCCATCACGGCTTATGTGGTGGGCGATGACTGCTTTGACCAGCGCGATCGCCTGATTGACGCGCTGAATAAACCCGGTCCCGGCACGCTTGTCCACCCGACTTACGGTGAGCTGAAAGTCTGTGTTGACGGAGAGGTTCGGGTCAGCACATCGAAAAGTGAAGGGCGTATTGTCCGCTTTGACCTGAAGTTTGTCGAAGCGGGAGAACTCTCTTACCCCACATCAGGTGCGGCGACGGCGCAGACGCTGATGTCATCCTGTTCTGCACTGGATGACTGCATCAGTGACAGCTTCAGCGGTTTCAGTATCGATGGTGTGGCGGATTTCGTGCAGAACGACGTTATCGGTAATGCCAGCATAATGCTGGGGTATGTTTCTGATGCGATGAAAGTGGTGGATTCTGCCGTATCGGATGCCGCCAGGCTGTTGCAGGGGGATATCTCGGTACTTCTGCCGCCGCCATCGTCAGGCAAAAATTTCGTTGAGCAGGTGCAGAAAATGTGGCGTACCGGGAAACGCCTTTATGGTAACGCCAGCGACCTGGTCACCATGATCAAAACGCTTTCCGGTGTCAGCCTCGGCAGCGATCTGCAACCGCGCGGCGTCTGGAAAACGGACAGTAAAACCACCGCCACGGCGACGCAGCAGCGTAACGTGGTTGCCAGCACCCTTCGTGCGACCGCAATCAGCGAAGCGGCGTATGCCGTCACCCGATTGCCTGCGCCAACAACTTCCGCGGTGATGCAGAATGCCGCAGTGGGGCAGTCAACAACTTCCGCGGTGATGCAGAATGCCGCAGTGGGGCAGTCAACAACTTCCGCGCAGAGCACCGGCTGGCCTTCCGTCACGCATCCGGCACTGAACAATGCACCGGCGGTGAAAAACACGGTTGACCTGCCAACGTGGGAAGAACTGACTGACATTCGCGACACACTGAATACGGCAATTGATAAGGAGTTGTCCCGTACAACCAGTGATGCGCTGTTTCTGGCGCTGCGCCGGGTGAAAGCAGATCTGAATGCGGATATCAACACGCGCCTTGAACAGTCTGCTCGGATCATTCAGCGCACGCCGGATGAGGTCTTACCCGCGCTGGTGCTGGCGGCGACCTGGTTTGATAACGCGGCGCGTGACGCGGACATTATCCGGCGTAATGCCATTACGCATCCCGGCTTTGTGCCGGTGATCCCTCTGAAGGTGCCAGTGCAATGAACGATAACGTCACGCTACGGGTAAATGGCCGGGAGTGGAATGGCTGGACATCGGTGCGCATCGGTGCCGGTATTGAACGGCTGGCGCGGGATTTCAGCGTGGAGATCACCCGCCAGTGGCCGGGAGATGAGGGTATCACCACGCTTCAGCCGCGCATTAAAAATGGTTCAAAAGTGGAAGTGCTGATTGGTGATGAGCTGGTGATCACCGGCTGGGTGGAGGCGACCCCCGTTCGTTACGATGCCCGTTCGGTCAGCACCGGTATTGCCGGACGTAGTCTGACGGCTGACCTGATTGACTGTGCAGCCGAACCGACACAGTTTAACGGACGCTCGCTGGTGCAGATTGCGCAGGCGCTTGCTGCGCCTTTCGGCATTGAGGTGGTGAACAGCGATGCGCCGTCGGGTGTTATTCCGGATGTCCAGCCTGATCACGGTGAAACGGTGATCGAGGTGATCAACAAAATACTCGGTCAGCAGCAGGCGCTGGCTTATGACGACCCGCACGGCAGGCTGGTGATTGGTGGTATTGGCTCAACGCGGGCACATACCGCGCTGGTACTTGGGGAAAACATCCTTTCCTGTGATACGGAGAAGAGTATCCGGGAGCGGTTTTCAGTTTACCAGGTGGCGGGGCAGCGTGCCGGAAACGACGATGATTTCGGTGAGGCCACCACCACCGCGCTGCGGGCCCGCACAGAGGACGCATTTATTGCCCGTTACCGTCCGATGTATATCAGGCAGACAGGGCAGGCTACGGGGGCAGGCTGTATTGCCCGTGCGGACTTTGAAGCCCGACAACGGGCGGCGCGGACGGATGAAACCACCTATGTGGTGCAGGGCTGGCGACAGGGTAACGGTACGCTGTGGCAGCCCAACCAGCGGGTGATTGTCTTTGATCCGGTCTGTGGTTTCGACAATACCGAACTGCTTGTCTCGGAAGTCACGTTTACTCAGGACCAGAACGGCACCCTGACGGAAATCCGTGTCGGCCCACCTGATGCTTATCTGCCTGAACCCGAAGCCCCCGGCGCGCGGAAAAAGAAAAAAGCCAGAGTACAGGAGGAGCCGTTCTGATGAGGACGATTGAAGCCATGCAGCGACAACTCCTCGGCCTGATTGGGCGGGCCGTGGTGAAAAGCATCAGTGCCGCCACGAAATGTCAGACCGTGGATGTGTCCCTGATTGCCGGTGAACCCAAAGCCGGGGTTGAACATCTTGAACCCTACGGTTTTACCGCAAGGGCAAACAGCGGTGCGGAAGCGGTGGTGTTGTTTCCGGATGGCGACCGTTCTCATGCGGTGGTTGTTACGGTGTCGGACCGGCGCTACCGCCTGAAAGGGCTGCAGACGGGTGAGGTGGCTGTCTATGACGATCAGGGGCAGTCTGTGACGCTGACCCGGGAGGGGATCGTGGTGGACGGTGCAGGTAAAACGATCACGTTTCGCAATGCGCCTAAGGCACGTTTTGAAATGGACCTGGAAGTGACCGGACAGGTGAAAGACCTGTGCGACTCCGGCGGTACCACCATGTCAGCGATGCGGCTTGCCTATAACGGGCATCGTCACAGAGAGAACGGTCAGGGCAGTAACACCGACAAACCTGATAAAGCGATGGAGGCATGATGGAACTGTGGCTGACGGTGAACGGTAAACGCACCTGCGCCAGCGCACCGCTGGATCCGCTGCCCCGCGCCGTGGTGATTTCCCTGTTTACCTGGCGGCGGGCGGAGCCTGATGACAACGCCGACGTCCCGATGGGATGGTGGGGGGATACCTGGCCTGCGGTACAGAATGACCGTTACGGCTCCCGACTGTGGCTGCTTCAGCGCAGCAAACTGACCAATCAGCTGGTGCAGACGGTAAGGGGGTATATCCGCGAATGCCTGCAATGGATGATTGATGACGGCGTGGTGTCCCGTATTGATCTGGATATCCGCCGCACCGGGATTAATGAACTGGGTAACAGTATCACTCTCTGGCGTCGTGACGGACCGGTAATGATTTCTTTTGATGATCTGTGGAGTGCGATAACGCATGGCGGACAGTGAATTTCAGCGCCCGACGCTGGCAGAAAATATCAGTATGCTCCGTAACGATTTATTCGCCAGGCTGGACGTCAGCGACACGCTCCGGCGCATGGATGAAGACGTGCGGGCAAAGGTGTATGCGGCGGCGCTGCATACGGTTTACGGGTACATCGATTATCTGGCAATGAATATGCTGCCTGACCTGTGCGATGAGTCCTGGCTGGCGCGACATGCTGCGATGAAACGGTGTCCGCGCAAGGGGGCCACGACTGCCAGCGGGTATATGCGCTGGGAAGGCGTCAGCGATGGCCTGAAGGTGACCGCCGGGAGTGTTATTCAGCGCAATGACCTGGTTCAGTACACGGCAACTGCCGATGCAACCAGCGCCGGTGGTGTCCTGCGCGTGCCGATCACCTGCTCAAGTGCAGGCGCGGTCGGTAACGCTGACGACGGTACGTCATTAATCCTGGTCACGCCGGTTAATGGTCTGCCGTCTTCCGGCGTGGCAGATACCCTGACAGGTGGATTTGATACTGAAGAGCTGGAAACGTGGCGCGCCCGCGTCATTGAGCGGTATTACTGGACGCCTCAGGGCGGGGCTGACGGGGACTATGTCGTCTGGGCTAAAGAAGTGCCCGGCATTACCCGCGCATGGACATACCGTCACTGGATGGGAACGGGAACTGTCGGTGTGATGATTGCCAGCAGTGACCTGATTAATCCCATTCCGGAAGAATCAACGGAAACGGCGGCAAGACAACACATTGAGCCACTGGCCCCGGTGGCAGGCTCTGATTTGTATGTATTCAGGCCGGTGGCACATACGGTGGATTTTCATATCCGCGTGACGCCGGACACACCGGAAATACGGGCTGCCATTACCGCGGAGTTGCGTTCGTTCCTGCTGCGTGATGGTTATCCGCAGGGAGAACTGAAGGTGTCACGTATCAGTGAAGCGATTTCCGGTGCGAACGGGGAATACAGCCATCAGTTGCTTGCACCGGCAGACAATATCTCCATTGCAAAAAATGAACTGGCGGTTCTGGGGACGATTTCATGGACGTGACAAACGATGATTACATCCGTCTGTTGTCGGCACTGCTGCCGCCCGGTCCGGCGTGGTCAGCCAGCGATCCGGCGATTGCCGGTGCGGCACCGTCATTAACCCGCGTTCATCAGCGTGCGGATGCCATGATGCGGGAGCTGGATCCGCGCACCACCACTGAACTGATAAACCGCTGGGAGCGTCTGTGCGGTCTGCCGGATGAATGTATTCCCGCAGGGACACAGACCCTTCGCCAGCGTCAGCAACGACTGGATGCGAAGGTTAACCTGGCGGGCGGCATCAATGAGGATTTTTACCTTGCACAGCTTGCTGCCCTGGGCAGACCAGACGCTACCATCACGCGATACGACAAAAGCACGTTCACCTGCTCATCAGCCTGCACTGACGCTGTGAATGCGCCGGAATGGCGGTATTACTGGCAGGTCAACATGCCAGCCGCCACCAACACCACCTGGATGACATGTGGCGATCCCTGTGATTCCGCACTGCGTATCTGGGGCGACACCGTTGTCGAGTGTGTGCTTAACAAACTCTGCCCGTCGCATACCTACGTAATTTTTAAATATCCGGAGTAATTCATGCATCGTATAGACACGAAAACCGCGCAGAAGGATAAGTTCGGCGCGGGTAAGAACGGTTTTACCCGTGGTAACCCCCAGACCGGCACACCTGCCACCGATCTGGATGATGACTACTTTGACATGTTGCAGGAGGAGCTTTGCAGCGTTGTGGAGGCATCCGGTGCCAGCCTGGAGAAAGGGCGGCACGACCAGTTGCTTACCGCGCTTCGTGCGCTGCTGTTAAGCCGCAAGAATCCGTTTGGCGATATCAAATCAGATGGCACGGTGAAAACGGCTCTCGAAAACCTTGGTTTGGGAGAAGCGGCGAAAAGGGATGTGGGCACAGGAGATAATCAGATACCGGATATGGGAGCATTCGCTTCTGGTTCGGGATGGTTCAGGCTACCAGGTGGATATATTGTTCAGTTTGGCACTTTTGCAGGAAACACGACCCGCTTTATCAGTGGACACTTCCCTATACCATTCCCTAATCAGCCGATGGTTTCAGTCAGTGTTATGTCTGATGCCGTTCAGTCAGACCCGTCGAATCCTGCCCCGCAGGTTTTGTCTGTAAATTTTGAACATATCAGTAATTCAGCGTGGCGTGTGGCAACCAGTGATATCTCATATCAATACAGATTCAGTTATATTTCGATAGGACGGTAGAAATGCAGAAATATATTTTCAGTGCCGATAAAAATGCGTTTTTCCCTGTGGAGCTTAAAATCGCTTATCAGGAATCCGGCGAATGGCCCGGTGATGGAATCGAAATTGACGACACTGTTGCCGCCGAATTTATGAAGGAAGCACCAGAAGGAAAATACAGAGGCGTCATCGACGGAATGCCTGCATGGATTGATATTCCACCGCCAACTCATGAGGAACAAATTGCCGCAGCCGAACTGGAAAAGCAGCAATTGATTAATCAGGTCAACGAATACATAAACAGTAAGCAATGGCCTGGTAAAGCGGCGATTGGTCGCCTGAAAGGTGAGGAACTGGCGCAATATAATTTGTGGCTGGATTATCTGGACACACTGGAACTGGTCGATACTTCCGGTGCGCCAGATATTGAATGGCCTACGCCTCCGGCAGTTCAGGCCAGATGACATCCGGCGCGGTGCTGGTATCTGTTACCGTCACCGCGTCAATGTAATCCAGCACGGCGTTAAGTCGGGTTGTTTCTGCCTGCGTCAGCTTCCGTCCGGCCTGTAATTTCAGTTGAATCAGACTGATGGAAGCCATTGCAGCATCAATCAGCGACTGGCGCTGTGCTTCTGCCGCGTCTACTGCGGCACTATGCTGTGCCTCAGTATCTGTCACCCATTTCTCACCATCCCATTTATCGTATGGCGTTAACGGTGAAAGCGTGACATAACCGTCTTTGATGGCACCGATATAATCCACTGTAACAGCTGCGCCATTTTCGATTGAGTAAACAGTCTCATTGCGGTGGTCTTCTTCATGGCTCCATCCCTTACCCGTAAATACTGCCACTTTCCCCGGAATGTATTCGCCCGGGTCAATACCAGTGGAACAGGCGGGCATACTTACGCCAGTATTAATATATTCATCAGACCAGCCCGTATATTCAGACGTTACTGCATCATAATAAAAACAACGCATATCACCCGGCACTGTAGCCAGCCCATTTTCATCAAAAACAGGTTTCATTATGCAGCCCTCACAATATAATTAAAGGCGATGTTACGTGGACGGTTTTCATTAGCTGTTGGCACGACACGAGAGGCGTCGAATCCAAGGTCATCGGTTTTGTCTATAGTAGTTGTGTTATTCGGCATTCTCGCTGATCGTGTTCCTGCATCGTAAAAAGCCCCTCTGATTGCATCAAAAGACATACCGATCCCGCCATCTGCGAATCCCTCAATATTTCTTATTGCATCCCCCTGTGAAGATAATAATTGTCGCCCGGCATCCACTCCACGTCCGTCATCCCAGCCACGAATAAATTCACCGCGTAAATCAGGCAATTTATTTGTCGGATAAACCTTTGCCAGTTCCGGGTATTCTTCAGCAGAAAAAGCCGCACCATTGCATTTTAGCCAGCCTGTTGGCGGAGTGGCGGAAGGCCACGGGACAGGCACACCAACGGGTAATGCCGAACCTTCTCCCAAACCAACGTTTATGAAAATGCAGAAATAGCGCGCAAATGGCATCATTCCTGTTTTTGTCAGGAGGAGCTATCATGCTTATTGGCTATGTTCGCGTATCAACAAATGACCAGAACACCGATCTACAACGTAATGCGTTGAACTGTGCAGGATGCGAGCTGATTTTTGAAGACAAGATAAGCGGTACAAAGTCCGACAGACCAGGACTGAAAAAGCTGCTCAGGACATTATCGGCAGGTGACACGCTGGTGGTCTGGAAACTGGACCGACTGGGGCGCAGTATGCGGCATCTTGTCGTGCTGGTGGAAGAGTTGCGCGAACGTGGCGTTAATTTTCGCAGCCTGACGGATGCTATTGATACCAGCACACCAATGGGGCGCTTTTTCTTTCATGTGATGGGTGCCCTGGCTGAAATGGAGCGAGAGTTTATTGTCGAACGTACTAGGGCGGCTTTGCCGCAGCACGACAAGAAGGGAGGAACGGTGGGCGAAAGCCAAAGCTGACAGTAGAACAATGGGGGCAGGCTGGCAGGTTGATTGAATCGGGAATATATCAGCAGCAAGTCGCACTGATTTATGATCTGGGTATTTCAACGGTGTATAAAAAATTCCCTGTAGCAAGTAAACCATAGCCTTACGCCACATTGATGATCGCGGATTATGCACTATTTTTAGGTCTTGTAACCCGAGGTGGGAGTTGTTTGGTTATATGTTCAAGTGATTTTTTGCCCAAGATAGTTCTTTGGACAAAACTTTCTATAGCTTCTAGCATTTGTTCGAACTCACTTTTATTCGGGCTCCAACTGCGATGTGCGGCGGCGTTTCCTGCATCAATTACTGAAGATATAACGCATGCCTCAGTGTCGCCTATGACTCCATCTTGTTTTAATTTTTCAACTTTTTCACCAAGTGGCAAACCGGGGTGAATTTGTAACAGTTCAGCAGTTCGATCAAAAATCGTCCGTAAACCGATGGACGAAAGAATGAAATGGTCAGAAGTATATGAAGAATACATTTCATTAAATATTTGAAAGAGCTGACGATCAACTGATTCAAGCTTGGATAACCATATCGGAGCTTGAAATGTTTCAGCGGCAGGATAGGTAGTGATCATATCTATAGGCGTTTCTACAAATTCACCATCACGATATTCGTGGGTAGTATGCTCACTGAAGTGTTCGTTGTGGTGATAGAAGACAGTATCACAGCCATTGCATTGGAGTAGGTGATGGTAATGGTACCCATAAACTGGATATTGGGAATCCTCCCAGCTAGTGGTTAGCTTCCCATGCACAGTGCAGTTACGTAACCCACCGCATGTAGGGCAAAGAGCCTTGAGTATTTCCTTTTTCATAAAGTCTCTGATTCTATATGTAGGTTAAGACCACTATTAGCTATACGGACCTAATAATCAATCGTGTGCAGATACAAAAAAGCCCGTATAGCGGGATTTCATGTCACTAAGGGCCGCGGCTACTTTGCGTATCTTTTTTGTCTTCTCACCGTCTGGCCGGTATTTTGCTGAGACTGCTTATTTCCAGTTTTTACTAGTGCTGTACTGGTACTGCCCAATCATGATTGGTGGGGGACGGAGTTGAGACCGCAGCCACGTCGTATGCAAGAACGCGCTGCGGTTGGCTGGTGAACTTTCGATAGTGCGAGTATTGAATGATTTCCAGCCGTTACAGATTTTACGTGTTTATTAGTGAACAAACCACTCGTCAGCAGATTCCCAGGTATCTTTCAGAGTCTCCTGAACAAAAGTTTTTGCAGAATCCTTATCTGCGGTGCGTGTAACAGAAAGGCCATCATTGCTGGTGGCTTTTACTAACACCTCAACATCGTCATAACGCTTACTGATGCGTCGGGTTAATTCTTCCTTTAACGCATCCACAGCACCGGTTGGCATTTTAGTCATTTTTTCTTTGGCTATGCAGATTTCAATACGCATAAAAGTCCCTCCATACTGTGTTTGTATACAGCATTATTTTTAACTGTATGGATAAACAGTGTCAAGAGGTCTTATTTCTGCTCCTTTGGAGCTCTTCAAAACGATTATGTAAAGATTTCGGATACAGTTCGGTATATACCTGCCATAGCACGTTTAATGAACGATGCCCTGTAACTTGGGCGACTTCCTCAATACTAAAACCAGCCTCAAATAAGCGACTTGCCCCTTCTCTACGCAAATCATGGTATCGCAGATCCTTAATACCTAATTTGCTTCTTACTCTCTGAAATCCCGCAGTAACAGAAGTGCTGTTATATGGAAAAATGAATTCCGATTTTTGGGGCTGTCGTTGGACGATATCCCAGGCTTCCCCAAGCAAGGCTACTTTCATGTGGTTGCCTTCCTTTTTGCGTGGATCTTTCCTGTCTCTTACGAGTATAGATTTTTGTTCCTGGTCGAGATCTTCCCATCTTAACCGGCATACTTCTCCGATTCGCATACAGGACCATACAGAAAATTTGAGGATATCAACGAACGGAATTTTTGAGCATTTATGAGTAGATCGTTGTTGAAGGCCTGCAATGAGCATGTCCAGTTCATCAGATGCTGGTCTACGATTACGACGGTTTGATTTACCAATCAAACCAAGTTTAAGTAGATATGGGCGAGCGCTTTTCGCCGGGTTTGATGTGTAATTAATTCCGTATACAGGTTTGGCCGCATCCAGAACACTGCCAAGATAACTAACATCGTGGCTGACTGTTGCAGGACCTGCACCAGCGTTGTTTCTTAGCCTGCAATGTTCAATTACGTCATTTTCTGTCAGTTCAGATAGTTTGATCGCGGAGATGTCACTATCCATAAGCAGTTCCAGCACATATCTTTTAGTACGGCCTGCTTTACCTCCGGCATTTGGGTCATTTAAATATTTGTGTAGTAAGTCACGGACTGTAAGTCCGTCAACTGCATTTGATGATGGAATACCATATAGATCTAATTCCATCACTTTCTGTGTGCCCCATGTTTTGGCATGAGCATGTTTAGGGAATGTTTTGCTTTCCCTGTAAGTGATAACACCTTTTTCTTTGATAATCACATTACAGCGATAGCGTGGTGTGCCATCGGATTTTAGTCGTTTCTCTATGTTATAGTACGCCATTACACGACCTCGTTATTTCGGGTTCCCATAAAACGTGGGAACCTGTGCGGGAACCTAACGCGAGAAAAATAGCCTGAAATGTTCAAAAATGCACGATAATCATGAAACACAAAAAATTAATCAAACCAGCGTGATGCCTGAAAAAACTGGTGTTTACTGGAATTCTCGGTTTAGCATTGCTCCTATGCTCGACTGGACGGACAGACATTGCCGCTATTTCTTGCGTCTGCTTTCCCGCAATACGTTGCTGTATACTGAAATGGTAACTACAGGGGCGATTATTCACGGTAAAGGTGATTACCTGGCGTATAGTGAAGAAGAACATCCGGTAGCGTTGCAACTCGGCGGTAGCGATCCGGCGGCGCTGGCGCAGTGTGCGAAGCTGGCAGAAGCGCGTGGATATGATGAGATCAACCTGAATGTCGGCTGCCCGTCTGACCGGGTGCAGAACGGCATGTTTGGTGCGTGTCTGATGGGTAATGCGCAGCTGGTTGCCGACTGCGTGAAAGCGATGCGCGATGTGGTGTCGATTCCGGTGACGGTGAAAACGCGTATTGGCATCGACGACCAGGACAGCTATGAATTTCTCTGCGATTTCATCAACACCGTTTCCGGCAAAGGCGAGTGTGAGATGTTCATCATCCATGCACGTAAAGCCTGGCTTTCGGGGTTAAGTCCGAAAGAAAACCGTGAGATCCCGCCGCTCGATTATCCGCGTGTGTATCAACTGAAGCGTGACTTTCCGCATCTGACAATGTCGATTAACGGTGGTATCAAGTCGCTGGAAGAGGCCAAAGCACACCTGCAACATATGGATGGCGTGATGGTCGGGCGCGAGGCGTATCAGAATCCGGGTATTCTGGCGGCGGTAGACCGGGAGATCTTTGGTTCCTCGGATATCGATGCCGATCCGGTGGCGGTAGTGCGCGCCATGTATCCGTACATTGAGCGTGAACTCAGCCAGGGGACGTATCTCGGTCATATTACCCGGCATATGTTGGGCTTGTTCCAGGGTATTCCTGGCGCGCGGCAGTGGCGGCGTTATTTAAGTGAAAATGCCCATAAAGCGGGTGCAGACATTAATGTGCTGGAACACGCGCTCAAACTGGTGGCGGATAAGCGTTAACTTTTCACCAAAAAATAGTCAAATTCACCACGCCCTGCGCACCGTCGCGGGGCGTTTTGCTGTTAAATCAATAGATTATTTTTGGCATGATTCTTGTAATGCCAGCAAGAGATTTCATATTTGGGAGTGCATCATGCTGGAACTACTTTTTGTGATTGGCTTTTTTGTCATGCTGATGGTCACCGGCGTTTCGTTGCTGGGCATTATCGCCGCGCTGGTTGTGGCGACGGCCATTATGTTCCTCGGCGGTATGCTGGCATTGATGATTAAGTTGCTGCCGTGGTTACTACTGGCGATTGCGGTGGTGTGGGTTATTAAGGCGATTAAAGCACCAAAAGTGCCGAAATATCAGCGTTATGACCGCTGGCGTTACTAA